CCATTTCTGATGCGCGCTGGATTTGATGTTATCCCAAATCGTCACAATTTTAGACGCGAGATTCTTAAGGCCAGAGCTTATAGTGCTGACAAATGTTAATGTTTTACTTTTAATCCAATCCCATACTTTGCCTGCAACTTCTTTTATTTTGTCCCAATTTTTGTACAGCAAAACACCAATCGCAATGCAAGCCGTTACTGCTGCTATAAAAATTCCACCCGGCCCGACAGCTGTCGCAATAGCTTTGATTCCACCCATAATTCCGCCAGTTCCGGTCATGAGTGTGATGAGCCCTTTAGTGATTGCAATAATCCCGGATATGCTTTTAACGATGCTCGATGCCAAACCTGCAATCTTTGCTGCCGCAAAAGCCCCAATCAGAGCTGCACCGAATGCTTCGACAATTGACTGATGATCTGCGAAGAATCCAGCCAAATCCGATACCAGATTAATCACTGTCGGAAGTCCTACCTCAACGACCCATTTCAGCATCGGAAGAACGATATTGTTATAGATCCATTCAAGAACATTTCCGATGGATTCCAGAATTGGTGCAAATGTACTTGTCAGATTACTGATAGATTCCAACAGCGGATAGAAATTAAGGTTTGCCGCCCATGTCGCTGTATCCTCTGCAATTCTTTCAACGAACTGCATGACTACCACAAGAGCATCTGCAATGTTCTGTATAATCTGTGTCCCGACGTTGTTCTTATTCCAAGCATCAGCAAAACCAGATGCAATGTTACCGATAGTTTTAAGCACATTCTGAGCAATCTTAAGCATGGTCGTAAGCATTGCCGTACCTGTTCCGTTTGTCCAGACCTCTACAAGGCTTTTACCTACACTCTTAGCGAGTTTGGAAAGCCCAGATAGAGCAGTCTGTGCCGCATTAATAGTGTTCTTACCCTCTTTTTTCCAAGCGTCCTTAAATGGCTTCCAGAGTTTTTTGAGAAGGTCAGCAAGTTTCTTGGCAGAATCACTGATTTTGTCCAGTGCGTTTTCACCCTCTGCCAGACTTCCATAATCCACACTGCCAACTGAACTCGGCAATCCTCCGCCTCCAGAACCAGTTCCGCCGGATCCAGAACCGGATGGTGTTGAAGATGCGCTCCCTGTAGAGCTAACCTTGTGCACTTCATCAAGCGATGAAAGATAGTTTTTTGTTTCCTTATTCGCTTTTTTTGTTGCTTTTGCATTGTCGTTCGTGGCATCTGCCAGTTTTTCTGCATTATCGGCTGCCTGTCCATACTGATCTGCCGTATCTGCAACTGTATCCGTTCCGGCAAGCCCTGCGCCGCTTCCACCTGTCTGACCTGATGATTTCTTACCAGTAATAAGTTCCGTAAATGACTTGAATGCATTCGCCAGAGTTGCCAGTTTGCCGAGAAGAATATTGATTACTTTCAGAATAGGTGTGAAAATATTAATCAGTCCCTGTCCGACTGTTGCCTTGAGAGATTGCAGCTGCAACTGCATCACTCGCACCTGGTTCGCCCAGCTGTCAGAAGTACGGATGAAGTCTCCGGATGCAGCTGATAACTGTTTCTGTACAAAAGCCAGACGAAGAGCCACTTTCTCCTGCTCGGTCATGGCTGATGTGGTTTTGCCATAGCCATTAGCAAGAGCATACTGGTCAAGTGCCGACTGGGTCATTACCACGCCCAAATCTTTTAATGTTTCCGTTTCACCCGTAAACACTGATTTCAGCTTGATATAAGCCAAATCCTGGCTAATGTTATAGAATGATGCTACATCACCAGTCAGCTGTGTCAGAGCCGTTGACATGTCGTAAGCCTGTGCTTCTGAGAATCCGAACGACTTAGACATTGCTCCGAACGTTCCGACATACCTTTTTGCCATGGTTTCTGACAGTCCGGCTGAGGTCATGGCGTTCTTTGCAAATTCATTGACCTTATCCGACATGGTGGTAAATGTAACATCGACCACGTTCTGAACTTCTGCGAGGTCGGACCCAAGTTCCACGCACTCTTTCCCGAACTGCACCAATTTGCCAACAGCAAACGCTCCACCAATCAGTAGACCAATTTTTTTTACAGCACTCCCAAGGCCGTTAAATGACTGTTTTATAGCTGATACCCCATTTTGGACGCCTGACGTGTCCATTCTGGTATCAATAATGACTGAGCCATCAGCAGCCATGTGTCCACCTCCTAACTATTTGAGGTTCAACATCTCATTCAGCTTATCTTTGTAAGCTTGCTCCTCGTCGCTGAGACGTGTTTTTATATCAATAATGTTCTTGTTCTCTTGATAGAATTTCTTTTCCCATTTATCGAGCTTTTCGCCCTTTGCTTTTTTACTGCGGATTTCAACAACCGTGTTGAACAGACATTCACCGGATTCCATGAAATATCCGAAGAATGTCCACCAGTGCATGTACGGTACGGCTCTGATTTCTTTACCGGCAACTTTATTTACAGCTGGTACAATCATGTCTCCGTCCTGCTCCCAGTCCATCAAACGTGGTTTAGGCTTATTCGGACTATTATCAACTTGACCGCAGTCAATAAACTCACACGCTTTCTGACAGGCTTCAGATAAGTGTTCCGGCGGTATACTTTGCCAATCTTCGAACAGAATCTGCAACATAACAACTGCTTTTGCCTGCTCGTCTAATTCCGGGTCGTTCATAGCAATGAGAATGTCGATTATTGCTCGGAAATCCGTTCTAATAGAAAAATCCACCCCACTGATGTTGAGTGAGGTGGGGAGCTCATAGGCGGTCATTTTGCATACTTCTCCGTATACTTATTGACTGCTGCCTGCATTTTCTTTTTTCTCTTTTCAATTTCCGGCGCGATTGCTTCTGCGATCTTATCCAGAACAATATAGGCGAATACCTGACCATTGCCGAATACAGTGGTTGCCGTGATCGGCTCTTTGAACAGGTCTTTTGATGCTTCATATCCAAGCAGGTAGTTGATTTTATCCTCAATCTGTTTATTGAGTTCAGCCATCTCTTTACCGGAAGTGACTTTCTGAATGGAATCTTTGAGCTGCTCAAAATATTCTGTCAGTTCTTCTGCACGTGCTGCTACATTAATGTCGGTTGGATTCAGCTTGAAAGAAGAAAAAACTTCGTCTTCATTGTTGGTGAATGTGAATGTAAAAATCCCATCATCAATTTTGGTATTAATTATTTTTGCCATTTGGCGTGCCCTCCTTGTATATGTGCTTATTCACTGTCGGCTGTAAATGTACCGGAACTGATATCAAATTTTCCTTTTACACGTTCACCAACATAGTTAACGGTAAACGGAATCTGATATCCGGATGTATTACCACCGTAGGAGGTTGGCACAACATAGCACGCCTGCTGATATGCTTCGTACTTGTCTGCTGTAGCTTCTACCCAGAGATGAACCTCGACAGCTGTTGTTTTGAGGTTGTCGTCTTTGTATCTGTTGTCTACAATCTTCTGTAATGCTCCAAACAGATCAGATGTGGTATCTGCATAGAACGGATCAGCTTCTGATGAGGCTTCGTAACCATTGTGCTGAAATGAGGGTTGTCCAAGAATATTCTGAGTTGTTTCGGTGTCTGGATTGAGATCTATGTTATACTCTTCCAGATCTTTTCCAAGACGCTCATATTTAGGTGTCAGTCCTCCGCAGAGAGAACCTGCGTCGATATAGTGAGCCATGTATTTACGGTCAATTCTGCCTGTAACTGCCATAGAAATGTCCTTTCTGCCTATAACTTTTAAAAGGCTGTGTAGGTTAGCGACTATCTCCAATTGATAGCCGGTTGTTACGTTATATTACTTCATAAGTATTTTCGTAGCGTACCGATAATGGCAATAACCAATCCTGTACGCCGTTCTCCTGCGGCTCTAATCCGTAGGAATTATCACGAGTGATACGTTTTATTACTCTTCCTTGCGAAAGCTCTGGAAACGCATTTAAGCGCGTCTCAGAGCCATTTATGACAACTGGTTCCCGACATATCCATTTACCGAGATTGTCCAGAAACTTCTGAACAGATAACTTCTGCCGTTCTTTGTCGGATGCCGTTCGATAAACCACATAAAATGGGTACTGGCACACCTGATGCATTACTCCGCACACGTCTTCTTTTTCTGAATAGATCAAGGCCCCGTTGTCTGCCGAGAAAGCGATTCCGGAATCTTTGCCGAGTTCCTCAAATTTGATTGTTTCATTTTCATACAGTCCCGGATACTGGTTCAGAAGTGCTTTCATGGCATCTGTCAGAATCTCATATCCGGTTGCATCTTTACCAATAGGTTTATCCGCCATGTCTGCCACCTCCTGCTTGTGCTTTTACTTTACGTATCCATGTAGCTCCATATTGTCGTTTAGCGGCATCGAACCATTTTGCTTGTACCTGAGTATGCGGTGATTTTGTATATTGAAGATTCTCCTTTGCGTTCGTCTTGCCAGAATACTGACTCACAAGAACCTTTTCCGCATCGCGTCTTGCCCATGTGCTACCTGTTGCGGGGTCGACCATGGTTTTTCCAAAATAAAGAAAACGTCCATATGGTTCCGCCGCCGCACATACAAATCCAGTCCCTTGCAAAGATGCACTCCTTGCTCTCGTTTGGTTGATAAAGCTTCCTGAAATCATCGGCATAAACTCTATCATACTGTCCATAACCATTCCATCAAGGAGATACTGAGCTTCTTGATACTGTCTGGAGAATCTGTCCATATTCAGCTTGATTTTCATATCTCCATCGACTACGGAGAACCCTTTAAAATGATGAATCTTACTCATATCACTTACCCAGAATCTCAAAATGTGGAATCAGTGTATACGGACCGCCCACACTGGTAATCTTAAACACGTTATCCTTGTTCTCATTCATGTATTGATAGAATCCGTTCCGATAATCACTGTCAGTTACCGTTCCACCAGTCCACTCGCCCTCCCAGAAGAACGACTCATCTGAGAATGTGATAGTGTCTTCCAGAGCGTTGTTAATCTGCTCTTTCCACTCTTTAGGCGGTACCCATGGGAGAATCTTACCGTCTTTATCAGTAATGGTTATATCGCTGTTCTGGACGGTATATCGAACGTGTAACTGTGCGTTGTCTGTTGCGTCTGGCCCGTACTTTTTAAGGATTGCCCCTTTGTCCGTAATGAGGTCGACACCGGATAAAACATGAGGATACCAGTACGCATCTCTAGTCGTGGCTGATTCGTAATAATCAAAAATCGTCACCGTTTTTTCGTACATGATATCCTCTCCTTAATTATTCTTTCTGCGTTGTCTGCTTAATAACCTGATTTACACCAGTGGCCGACAATCCGTTAAACATACCAACTGCAACTGCTGTGATATAATCCGTTGCCGGGAAATCTGGGATAACTCCCATCCCGACTGCTCCGAGAATTCCACCAATAACCGCCATGATCACTGGAATCCATTCATCAGAGATTCTTTTTGATGCCTTACAGCCCATTCCCACGATGTAACAGATCATAACGATTGCTACGCATGAGCCTAATGTTGAAATATCCATTATTCAGATACCTCCTTAAATTCTTCTTCAAACTTATCCTTTACCATTGTATCAAAATATCCTTCTTCATCACGCAAGATGTAATCACCAGGTTCCATGAATGCTGCGCCGCATCTTTCGTCATCTTTGAATAAATTAGGATATGTTGAAACTCTAATGCACGGGGTTCTGAAGTTATTAACAATTTTTACCGAATTGCCAACAAACTTTTCGATTTGAGCTATACTCTCTGGAGTGGCAAAACACTGAATAGCTTCAACTATAGTCGGTTTTATTCGTACATATTTCATACTCACACCCCCGCATTTAAAATTGGTATGCCATCGTCTGTCATTACTCCCATCAGAAGCGGCAAAGCCGTCTTGTAAAGTAAATCATTCATTTTCTGCACATCTCCGGCGGCGGCATACACTGCACTCCATTCCTTTGCACCTGATGCTTTCTGCTGTGGCGTTGCATAAGAGATGGATTCACTGCCAGATGATACAGATGTTACAATGCCTGTCGTGCTACCACCGGACCCGATTGCGGTTGACGTACCGCTCACAGCGGCATTAGTAGCATTCCTTTCAGCAAGTTCAATTTGATACATTTTTTCAGCCAATGAACAGACCGCCTTTTTGATACGCTTCTGTGAGCGTTCATTTTCCGGCAGTCCGTCCACCAGCCTGTCGGATGTCATTAAATCCACAAAATCACTGGCTCTTTCTGCCAGTCGTGGAAAGTCGGTTTCTGGCACGACATTGCCGAATGATTCTGTATAGAATTTATAATCTGCGTAAGCCATGCCAGTTACCTCCTACATTTATGATTTTGCTGTTACGCTTGCACTTCCGGCGTTCAGTGCTTTGTACGTTCCATCACACTCAACCACTGTGATCTTCTGTCCGGTTGCCGCCTTAATATCAGCTTTTCCATCCCAAGTACTCCAGTTTCTGAGATTCTGTCCATATCCGACAGTTACTGCTTCTGCTGCAACTTTGTATTTATACACATTGCCGGCATTTTCCTTAGCCGGATTTACAGTGATTTTTGTATCGCCACTTGCTGTTCCAGCCGCAGATGTTACTGTCAGAGTGCCAAGCGTTGGCGTTTCATCAATGGTGATTACTGCAATTGCGTCAATGTACTCCGCGAAAAGAGTAAGTCCCATGACCGCAAACGCTTCGGACACCGCTGTGTGGTAGTTGCCCTGAGTGTGGAATCCGATCAGGTTTGTCTCACCAGATACAGTGTATACAAGTCCTGCTCTTGCGAAGTCAGATTCGTTCGGGTCAACATAGTAAAGTACGATATTCTCAACAGGAGTAGCGATAACCTGTCCTCTTGGAATCTCGCTGTCGGACAGTAAGAAAATCGTATTGAATCCCATAAAGTCCTTCATGTACTGGAAGCCAAACTGGTTCTGAATAGTGATCTCAGCCGCTCCGAGGTATTCATATACGTCCAGAATGTTCACAAATCCAACAACACCAGTCACATTCCTGTGCATCTGCTTGAATTTGTTTTCAACACGACCTTTAGCCATTGCCAGAGCCATCTGGAATGTAGTTTCTGTGGAAGTAAGTGTACCAGTTTTCAGATAGTCATAGAATCTGCCGGTAACATTGGTCTGAAGCTGGAAAAGGAATTCATCATCGGTCATCTGAACGGCGTTCTCATAACCGTGATCTTTAATCGCTTCGATAGATACAGCCTTTGCGTACTTCTCAATACTCATTTCTGCATAAGGCTTTTCTTTTACAGTGAATTTGCTGTAAGGGATTTCTTCGCCCTCTTTAACATTTCCATCCTGCAATGTGCCTTCTGCGTATTTTGATTTAAGAACCGCTCCGGGTGTCTTTTTGATAGGTCTCATGATACCCAAAATGTCACGTAAGTGCTGCCAGTTTCTTTCGAATCTGGTTACAAAGTCAATCTCACGCGCTGTTGTCTGGATATCATTGCTCATAATAAGATTAGCTTTTGCTGCCATATAAAAATCCTTTCTACCCATAATTGTTAAGGTATTGGGTTAGCGGCTATACTCTGGTGTATAGTCGGTGTAAAAAAATCACTGGAATAACTGGATATTCTGAGCAATTGCAGCCTGTCTCTCGGACGGGTCTTTGATTGCTTCGATATCTTTCTTTGTCATATTTCCCGGTGTCTGCTGCTGTCCAACATGAGTAGTAAACCTTGCCTGATTCTGCTGGGCCTGCTGCTGAGATTCGTCCACGAAAGCGGATGCGTCAGACTGTTTCATCTGCTCAATCAGATCATTCAGCCCAAGGATTTTACCATCTTTCAGTTTTAATCCGGCTTCTTTGATGTCTGCCATAACCGATTTCTTTGCAGCTTCACTGGAAAACTTAACATCATCGAGTGCCGCCTTGAGTGCGTCTGAGAAATCACGGTCATAGATTTTTGCATTGAATTCTTTCTCTGCATCTGCCGCTTTCTGTTTCCAAGTCTCTAACTCGCTTTTAACATTTGCCGGGTCGATACCATCAAAACTTTTTAAGGTTTCTTCTGCTGTCTCAGCACGTTTTTTCCAGTCGTCACGTTCACCCTCGACTTTTGACAGAGTTTTCGCTACTTCTTTAGCATTCTTGTAATGCTCAGAGAGTGCTTTCTTCACATCTGCCTGTTTGTCCTCCGGGATTTCGATTCCAAATGATTTAAGTGTGTCAATAAGTTTCTGCATATATATCCTCCTGGTCGTGTTTATTGACCTGCCGCCGCAGGTAAATGGATTAAGCCAGTTAGACCACTGGCAGGGTAATCGGAATGGCAGGAATCGAACCTGCGGCGCATAGTTTATATACATTGCTCTACCACTGAGCTACATTCCATCAACCCGGATTCCCGGGTTAGCAAGGTGTTTAACGTGTCATGCCTGCCACGAGTTGTTTTTGGGCATCTGTCTGCCCATTTACCTTTTACAAGGAGGTGCGTACTGTCTACATGATCGCATAGACAGCGATGGTACGTGTCGGAAATTGCATCCGCTTTTCAACCTCCAGATTCCGCCCGAATCTGTTTCTGTTAAGGACACGCACCCGTGAAAGGAGGAATCAATGAAAAAAATGTCTATGTCAAGTGGCGTCAACCACTTACGAATCTTCCCTATGAATATATTTTACCACAAAGTATCCAAAAAGTTGTGGTACATGTTTTAGCTAATTAGAGCATATCCCGGAGCTTTTCCACGTATCTTTTGACAAGATCACGTTCTTCCCGACACTCTGCGTCCTTTGACATATCGCTCATTTCTGTTGTGAGTTCGTCCAGATGTTCTTCCAGAGCGGCAAGCATCTTTCTCTTGCAGTCCTCGGATTTGCCGGAACGATAGCTCTGTTTCTGCGTCATATAGTCGTCATAAGCATCTCGTCCGTCAGAACGGCTGTAATGTCCTCTGACATAATGCTCACCACGTCTGGCATAAGAATTGCCCCGGTCGTAATCCGGCATCATTCTGCCATCATTTGCGCTGTATCTCCCCATACTGTCACGTTTTCTTCCACGCTCGCTGTAATCGTCATTGTATCCGCTACGCATCTCATCAAGGACAGCGTTGTAATACTCTACTTTCTTATCCCAGTACTGCGTATTCTTGATATCTTTGTACATATCAATCAGCTTGTATGTCATTTCCAAATTTCCAGTGGTCAGTCCACTGTCTGCGATTTTTGCAAGCTCGTCTTCTATCCTTGCGCATAAATCCTTGATATCTCTCATAACTGCACCTCCTACGCTTCTCTTGTCACAACAATATTTGCGTTCGCAACAGAAACAGCCTGATCACTTGTGTTCTCTACTGCGATATTAACACAACATCCTCGAGGTACATCAATATAGATACCAGAGGACACATTGTTATACTGGTCTACTGCTGCCGGTGTGGAAATCATCTGTGAAGATAATACAGGTTCACCAGAGATTGCAATAGCCAGAGAAATGGCTCCGACAGTACCGCCTGTTGGAATCGCGATATTACCAGAGAAATCCACGAAGAATCTCGCTTTACACTGGTTAGTCAGTCCTCTCAGTGTAATAATTCCACTTCCCTCTCTGTGCTGAATACAGTTAGAACCTTTAACTGCTGTGTTTGAAAATACTACGTTTCCATTTGCTGCTACAGTCTGAGCAGCTACATTTGTGAATTCTGCCATAAAAATACTCCTTTCATATCACAAAAGGACAGGTCTCAGCCTGCCCCTCTGTGTAATACGGCATAAGCCGACATCCGAATTTAATCGAAAGATACTCTCGGTATGAAGTTATCAGCAATTACATCCGGTGTTGCATCCGCATCCGTAATATGTGTTCGGGTTAGGAACCTGATATGCCGGAATCGGTGCTGGATTGATTGCATTAATAAGCTGCTGTGTCTGTGAAGCCATTGCAGTTGTGAGTAACGCACTCTGGCGATCCTGAGAAGCGGCACGTCTGAGGTCATTGTTTTCAGCCTGAAGAGAAGAAATCTTTTCATTGCAAAGATACTCAAGAATAGCTCTTGTTCCAGCATTCTGACTGTCAATAATGTCTCTTGTGTTGTTATTCATGGTGTTCTGGATTGCACAGGCGTTGGTAGCCATATCATATCTGATCTGTGCCTGTCCCGCCCTGTTGTCGCAGCAACACTGAGCAAGCTGAGCCTGTAAAGCGTTGGTGTTCTGCATGTTCGCTACAGTGTCAGCATTAATAGCCTGCTGAATGCCAAAGCCGGTCTGCATGATGTTTGTGTTGATTCCATTGAATCCGGTAAGCATACCATTATTCATGGCATAGAAGCCATCACACAGGCCACTATTGATTCCGTCAAGCTTACTGATTACTGCGGAATTGTCGAATCCTCTCTGAATGTCTGCCTGAGTAGCTGCTGTGGCTACATATCCACCGCCGTTGCCATTATTGCCCCAGCCGTTGTTTCCCCATCCGCAAAATGCGAACAAGAAAAGCACGATAAGCCACCATGCGCCATCTCCGCCAAACATTCCATCATTTCTGTTGTTTCCTGTCAAAAGAGCAACGTCTGATGCTGTTAAATTTCCATCCATAATATAATCTCCTTTTTGTGTATTTACATCAATCTGGCCAGATTGTAATGTACTATCTCATATTCTTCAGCAGGTTTTGAAACTGCCCTGCCATCTGTTGAACTTGATTGAGCTGCTGTTGAGAAATCTTTCCAGACTGTAACATCTTCTGGACTTCTTCCTTCGGGTCTCCCTTGAAATTCTGCTTAAACTGCATAAACTGCTGTATCATCTGCATTGGCCCGTTTCCCTGCGGCATCCCACCACTGAGGGCATTGAATAATGGATTACTCATCTGCGTTTCCTCCCTTGACCGCTGATTCCTGCACGGTATTAGCTCTAACAGGTTCAGAAAAAGAATTTAATCGGTTTATGATAGCTTCGTATTTGCCCTTTAAATCATCATATTCCTGTCTGGTGACGTATTTACTGTCCATGTTCTGAACAGGCTGTTTAGGTGGCATCTGAGTGCCTACTTCATGATACTCAAACGTCCGTAATGGCTGTGGCATACCGGAAACGTCCGTGGATTTTATGTAGAACTTTTCGCTCTCACTGTCCATCAGTAAAACACTTGTTCCGGGTGCTACCAGATAAGATTTTGCGCCGACTTCTCCAGACACCCACAGGATGCCATTGTTATTCTGCTGGGGTTGCTGTACTGGTTGAGCCGGCATCTGGACAGGTTGCTGCTGAAATTGATTCATCTGTCCCGGAACGCCAAAACTATATTGATAAGGATTGTTATATAATGCCATCTTATGCACCGCCTTTCTGATTATATTTTTGCATAAAAAAAGAACCGGAAACAGTTCGTTTCTGGTTCTAATTAGTGTCTAAAAAGTATCAGCACACTTTGATTATTTTATTATTTACCCTCCGGCTTAATCGTTTCGCCGTGGACATGCTCACATTCATCTGTTCAGCACAGTACTCAAGCGTATATTCCTGACATCTCAGCCGGAACAGCTTTTCTTCATCCGGTGTAAAATTACACTCTGTCAAGAACCTGTCTATATCTTTCTTAGTGAACACATATAACTTCATGAGCATACCCCTTATTAATGCAATTAACGTTGATTCTGTGCAAGATAATTTGTAAGCTTTTGTTTTGTTTTTTTTAATTCCTCCACATTGTTGCCGCTGATCTGACTGTCCAGCATGGTCGACAATACTTCCAGAATTAATGAATCTCGTTCTGCGATTCTCCGAAGACTTTCATAATCTCGCCTATCATGTTCTTCCAGTGTCTCTACTCGCTTATTAAGTCGAAACGCCGGTGTAATCCATTTAAAGATTACAGCTGCTGCACCTCCAACAATGGACACTCCTCCGCAGACTGAAAGAAACAATTGAATAAATTCCTGTATGCTCATTTAGCAACTCCTTTTTCCCAGTAATATACCGGGATCTCATTACCACTATCCCATGTATCGAAATATTTGCCGTTCTGCACTGTCACCACATGACCATCTATGCAGAGGATGTACGTACCTGTCGGATGGTCTGTGCAAAAGTCATTGACTGTATAGATATATCGCTCTGATTGTTCAATCAGTTTGCGTCTGTATCCATGTTTATAGAGGTACGCTCCCCAGACATAATTTGCACTTGGCATATCTGACAGAGTGCACGCCTGTATCATTAATCCGGTGAATACCGTTTCCCAGTCGAACCCGGTTGCTTTGCATATTGCCCGGACAGCACAATCTCCAACTCGATTACCGGCAGGATTCGGATTATAATATTCCCATCTATCCATCAGACAATCCCCTTTGCTGTTTTATATCTCTTCGCCGCTCCTCTGGCTTTTGCGGCGTTCTGACGGTTCCACTTAGCGATCATAAGTCGGTCTTGTAGTTCCCTCAGGCCATTCCGTTTGCAATAATCTTTGTATGCAGCATTTTGTTTCTGCAAAAGATAAGACTTCCGGTCAAGGTCTTGTTGGAGGGCGAATTTTGCCTTTTCATTCGGCGCATTGTCGACTCCTGCTTGCAGTCCAAGGACTTCACGCTTTGTTTTTCGGATTCTTCGCTCATAAGTGCGTTGCCGCTGTTCTTTTTCGTACTGCTTGCCTTTATCAGCTTTATCCTGTGCTGATAGTTCTGCATAGGGATTAAATTCTCCATCACTTGCCCCAAAGCTATGCCGACAGTTGATCCCTGACAGTCCGCTTGCTGTTCCGTATCCGGTCAATGAGAACGGCGGAAACTTCTTGCTCTTACCAGATCGAGAGTATATCTTTCCTTGCCACCATGAGTGATTTCCCGGATTCTCACCGCCGTCACCTGTTCTGGCTCCTATGTGTGCGCTGACCAGAATCAAATCCCAGTCCATTTCTTCCATGCGCTTTAAGGAAATATCTCCTGCAGCCTGAGCCACACCGGTTCTGACGGAACGCGCTACTGCGGTTTCAATCGTATCGCGCCTTTTCTTTCCTGTCTCTTTGTTTATATACTCAACATATACGCCATCACTCACAACGTTATTAACTGCCTCTTTAATGGCTTGCGTATACCCAACTGCACCAGTCATCACATGATTGTATGCAAGGTCACATTGTTCAATATAGAGCCTCTGAGCGGCACTTGCGGTTGTTCGTGTGAAGTTCTTCCAATCTCCTAGACAGTGGTTCATATTCCGCTCCATGAGCCTTATCATAGCTGGGGATTGCTCAAGCGGCACAGGGCTTAATCCTGCTGCCTTGTATACCTTATCATCGTAGTTCATTGCAGTGATTCCGGCATCTTCAAACGCTTCAAGAAGTTCCTGCTGTTCGCGTTTGGTATATCTGGATAATTCTGCCAGAATATCCTCTAGCAGCTCACCCGATTCCTGCAATGTCCTGATCCTCCACACATCTGCATTAGTCAGAATATAATCCTCACCTCTGCCGATTCTTGCCATCATCCTTGACACGATCTCAGAGATGATATATTGATGCAGTTCTTCTGCTATCTGTTCACTGCCCTCTGTTATCCGGCGTAAATATTCTGGACTAAGTATAATATATCACCTCTTTCGATAAAAGTCGTGGTACATGTTTTGAATTTTACTGGTTAACTAAAGCCCTCCTTTCTTTTTTAGTTAATTACTTACCCTCTGGATATTCCTCTTTATACAGCATTTCATATTCTTCCACAGGAAGTTTTCCTTTTTTCACATACTCAATACCATATTCTCTTACTTTGTCCTGATATTTCTCAGGAATTGCATCATATGTAATAGTTCCTACAATCAATCTGTTAAAATAAACTTTTGCCATCATTTTATTTCTCCTTTTCTTATTCAGCATTTCCAAGTGTTTCAAGCAGTTCGCAGACAGCAATCTCAAGGTCATTGATACGTTCTTCATTGCTTACCACCGTTTCTTTTTTCTCAAAGTCTGATTCAGCCAAACCAAGTTTCTTAATCATCTTTTTCTGCATTTCAGTCATTTTGCCACCTCCGCTAAAGATATTACATATTCCTCAGAACTTGGTATAGGGATTCTGTAATCATCACCGTGACTGTTTTTAAATGTCAGTGTACCGCCTGCTTCAACTTCAAGAGGATCTTGGAATGTATCTCCCATAATGTCTGATATATCAATTGTCCTGTCCCCTTTGTGATATTTCTTTTCCACAAAATCAACAAAATTCCCACTCTCTCCATAACCATCTAGGTCAAGAATGGCTTGTGGGATTGGATATGATGTTTCTTGATTTTTGGTATCTAAATATATAACTTCATTCACAGAAGCACTCATCAGTTCACCTGCATTATACGGATAATAGTCTGCTGGAAACATAGCTTCGAATTCCTCTGGGGTGGATGGTTCGTTACCTGCGCCGAACATTTGTGTGAGGTCAAAAATATTCATTCGCATCGTAACGTTATCCACGGTTACTTTGTCTTTTACAAATATTACTGGATTAAAAGCGTAACTAATAATTATTGCTTTTTTTAGTGGGGAAGTCCTACCGTTAATTGCAAAACCATAATTTCCATCAGAATATTTATCGGCTTTAACTAAATATTTATGACCTGATACATATTTTGATGCAAATAAATATACGATTGTACTAATTGCATCATTGTCAGATACACTGCAAGTTCCATTTATTGTCCACGAACCATCCTTATTGTTTATAAAAGAAATACCATTTTTCGTAATAGATTTCTCATTATTTAAATTCAACTGATTCCAAACAAGCGTCCTTCCACCAATCTTTTCCACACTCGCCATCTTTGCACCACTCGGAACCATTTTCTGATATGCTTCTGTATTATCCGTCTGAAATTCATAGCTGATACCCTGATTGAGTTTCCAGAGCGCGTCCAAACTCCTGTTCGTCCTTGCAAGTGCGGTTTTATCGGCTTTCGTATCCTCAACTGCTGTTGCCCGTGAGGTCTCAGCCGCTAAATCTTCCTTTAGTGAATCAGTTTTTACCTTTGTTTTTTTGAACTTGTCCCCTACTACTTTAGCATCTGCAAAAGCGCCCTGTATGGACAATGTTTCATCAGACACGGGCGTTTCCCATACTGCGCTGTAAGGTAGTTGCCGCTTCTTCCCATCTGCTGTGATTATTCCCTTGAACGTATCTGCCATTTTCTCACTCCTCTCCAAACAGTTTCGGTTCGTCTGGCTGAGCTTCTTCGACCATTGCTTTCGCTTCGTCCTCTGTCATTCCCTCAAACTTCACAAAATACAGCCAAGCCGGAACTTTACCAGTCGTCACATACTGCCACCATCTTGCGCGGTCGTTTTCTCTGACATAGAGGATGTCTCCGAAATCATAATTGACTTCATAAGCCCCAACCGGTGCAAGTCCATACAAATCAGCATAAACGTTCAATGCGTAAATAACTTCGTTCAGGCAGGATTCCAGTTTATCTCGAACGTCTTTGACAAACTGCACTGTCCTCTGCTGTTCTGCTTCTACTCCTGTAGCTGTCTGAATGCCGCTGGATTCGTTAAAAACAAAATACCCGTTAGAAAATCCGATCTTATATCCCAACTGGCTTAAAATGGCATTTATGCCACTTATACGGGTATCTGTGTTGAGAATTGGATTAATTTCCTGATAGAACTCTTTCTCGTCTTGCCCGAATACGTTCTTGACAAAGTGCGGTAAGTTCATCTCATTACGTCTGTTCTCCATACCCTGTGGTGACATGGCTGCTACAGGTGTACCGCTTGGCATCAGCAGCCTATCATCTGCCAGAACAATCTTCTGCGAATCAAATATCTCTCCGACATTACGGCTGTATGCAATGTCGAGGTCTTTTAACTCCTCAATGGCTTCGGCAAATATTGGCAAACCCAGTGGCGTACTGATATCCACATTGTTCGCCTGTGGTGTCCGCAGTACTCCGTACAACGGTCCGTCCAGCTTCTCGCCGTTTGCCTTGAGTATCGGCGGTGTATCTGCCATGAGGCCAGCCCATTTGGTCTGTTTAAGGTCGATTCTATCTCCGATGCTCTGAGGAGATTTTGATACGTAAGCTCTATTAGAAACGTAGTACGGATAAGTTGTCACTCCGTCCACTGTTGTCTCAATAAACCTGTGATATTCAAGTCTTGTGTAGTATTTTCTACCAACAGTGTAAGAATCCTTGAATATAATTCCTTTGATTTCCTGATTATCGTAGTCCACGATCATCACATCTACCGGAGTAAATACGTCAAGGCTCTCGCCGTTCGGCTTAATGAACACGGTTCCGTAAGCGCATCCGTATTCTACCCAGTGCCGAATTTGGAAGTATACCTTGTCAATCTGCTCCTGCAGCCATGTTGCCCTTGCAGAACCATCAATCTGAATGCCGATCGCCAATGTTGCGAGCCGAGCTGTTTCTGAGCAGACAGATTTCGCGAAATTAATCGTCTTGATATTATTCTTATCATCTAACCATTCCGGTACTCCCCTGTAAATGTTCGCGCACCGGTTAATCAGCGATTCCATCTCTGGAAACTCTGCTGCCTGAATATTAAAGTCCTCTTCAGCTTGTTTTTTGAATATCATGTTAAACCACCTTTTTAGTGTTGATATAAGTCCCATTTAGTCACCTGTCGCTATCTTTTTTCCACACATCGGACAATAATTAAGGTCAAACGGTCTGGAAGTAATACTTCCTTTTCGGCCTTTCATGTACATGTACAACATACAGCCGTATATATATTTGCTCTTCTTGCATTCTGGATTATCATGGCATTCTTTCCAAGAAGCTAATTCATCACAAAATTTACACATTATGCACTGCTCCCCCTTCTCATGGACAATGGACTGGTTGCGTATCTGAGAGAATCTATCCAGTGATCGTTGCCATCTGGATAATCTGCAATCACTTCTCCATTGCTATCTACTTCATGTTCATAATTGATAATTTCCTTGTATGCTCTAGGCGTTCGTGCCGGATCAATGACTAATGTTCGGCACTGTAACCACTCAAAAGTATATTTGCGGCTTCCCGGTGTAACAATGGCCCTACGTGCTGGAAGCCCTGCATCTCGGAAGTCAATAATACTTTCTTCTTCATCAACTCCGCAAGAGATTGAATAATCATCATATCCTTTTTTCTTTATCTGGTTAGCCATTTCCTTGTTTCTTATCTTGCTACCTCCAAGTTCGTCCAATAAAAAAACTTTTTCCTGATTAGGAACATAAGCCACACGAATAAACGCTTTCGGATCTGGATACCATCCCCAGTCCTGACCTTGGTAGATACTTTGATACTTCTGAATTTCTTCATCTGTAATTGTTCGAATTTCCAACAGTTCAAAAATATTCGTGCCAAGTCCAACAGGAAGTCCAAGATATTCATGGTCGTAAGCTCTCTGATTTGTCTTTTTCAGATGCTCTGCATCATCAAGAAATTGCTGCCCTAGCCACTCAACAGGGACTGACCTATAATCACTCTTGTGCCTATAGCTATCGTCTCGCGGTTCTTCTACGTATACATTCGCCCAGTTGCTCCGGCTAATTGGCGGATTGAATGTCTTAAACACGACAAACTTACTGCCACCTCGAAGGACTGACTGCTGCACTGTACGAATTTCTTCAATGCCCGAAAATTCGTCAAGTTCCTCGAACCAGAGATACTTGAAATATCCCTTGCTTGCTTTAATAGATTTAGTCTTTTTTGCCTTGTCCAGTCCTCTGAATATAATCTTCTGGCCTGTTTGTTTATATGTGTACTGCATAGGGCTTACGCTGGTATCCCACAAGTCATTAACTCCAAGTGCATCAATTCCCCACGCAATTTGCTCGTACACAGATTCTCGAAGCGTATTTCCAACTTTTCGGAATATGACTGCATTAGTTATTGATCCATTAATAGCATCTTGCATCATCTGGAAAGGAATCATCACTCCAACAAATGAGGATTTCGTTGAACCTCGTCCGCCAAAAAGATCGTAATAGGTGTGTTTTCCGTCCATAATGTCCCAGAATACATTGTAAAAAGCCGGAGCTATAATTTCATTCAGATTAATCGGATTCTCATTCATTCTGTTTCTCCGGCCTTGGAATATTGTTTATGATTGTGATTCCGCAAGAATCATTCTTGTTTGATTCTGTCTTTTCAAAACGTTTCATAAGTTCCCGCCCTGCTGCTATCCTTGTTTCAAGTGAAGCATCAAGGCCGAACTGATCCTTTACTTCGCCTCTTAAAACGGATGAATAGAATCGCTGAATCTCTGCAATATCCGCTATGCGTTCATCGTCAATTTGTTTTTGCCGCTCCTGTATATACGAGGATATAGACGGTTTTGACAGGTTTTCAGTTCCCATTTGTCTTGCTGATTGCTCGCTGTATCCGGCTCTCTTAGCCGCTTCTGTGGCATTTCCGCATTTTAAAAATTCATCTGCGAACGCTTTCTGTTTAGGCGTCAAGTCCATCTAATCACCTCTATCTATTTCCATTCTTGGCATGCCTCCCATATCTCTTTCAGGCACATCACTACATCATATTGAGATGCTGTGCGTAATATTTCATAATCGCAATCTTTCCATTCGCCACGTTTTGTTGGTCTAAACACTGGTGTTGATATGATCGTTACTGTAATTAATCGTTCCTGTTCGCGGCTATAGAATTGTGATGTTCCGATTTTTATGACTAATCCGGTGGATAATATAGCTTTTTGAAGTTTTCTTGTAACTGCTTTTAAGTTCGCCATATCATCACCTCATTTCTGGCTATAAAATCCCATAATACTACTTCTGAGTATATTCTATCACAGGTCAGTAGAAAAGTTGTGGTACATGTTTGAGGAAAAATAATGGAAAATATTATACAAAAGTATTGACACACCACCAAATTGGTGGTATTATATAATCATCAAAGGAACGGAGGAAAACAAAATGAGAAAATACAACTTATCAAACATTATGAAAAGAGCATGGGAACTGGTTAAAAAAGCCGGAATGACAATTTCCTCCGGGCTTAAAAAGGCATGGGAGGAGGCAAAAACAATAGAAAAGAAGATTTTTGAAGGACGTATGGAAATGACAGTTCCAGAGGCAGACAATAATACTGTAAGTGTTAGATTATGGAAAAAAGGATCTTACAAAAGAATCTACTTCAACGACTACAAAAACAGAGCTGTTGGTTACATCGACTGTGTAACTCGCACAGCGCATTACATGAACGGATACGCTAGAATGTATGTGCCAGCTATCGACAGATTTATGGAAGAATATGAGTTTTAATTTAAGGAGGAAATAAAAATGGGAAAATGGACTATTAGCATTGACGATTCAAAGATGTCGAAACTGAGAAACTATGGAGAATGTTACACACATGGAGGAGGATCCGGATGGCACTTTGATTTTTACGGCAGTTCTTTGCAGGAAGCATCCGATAATCTTCTTCATGTTTTTGCAGATGTATTCTCCGGTGACGGTACGACAGTTGTTGAATATCCTGAACACGTCATTATTGAAGAAAAAATATATGAATATGCGAACCATGTCAAAAAGCATAGTGCAATTGTCATACCTTGCAAATGTAAACAATATCGCTCTAATGTTGGGGACGTAATTTTTGATAAAGATATCCGAATTATCTTAGATGAGCAGGTGATGCAAATTTCCGAAATGCGTGAATTACTTGACAAATCGCGAATAGCTTTTTCCAAACAGTACAATATTCCTATAAGAACTCTTGAAAATTGGGAATCTGGTAAAAGTCATTGCCCTGAATATGTGAGGCAGCTCCTTGAAAGAGCAGTTAAGGAGGATGCGAAAGTAAAAAATGATGCAGCAAACACCAACGCAAAAGATACTGGAAGCTTGTAAAGAAAGTCAGACATTGAATGGAATTCACAAAATTACAGGATATAGCTGGCAAAGGATAGCAAAAACGCTTTCTACGGAAGGAATCATAGTCAATGAAACGCAGGCGCTTATCATAGACCTGTATTATCGCGGAAAAAGTGCCGGTGAAATTTCATCCATTACAGGTTTTACCATGAGCACGGTTATGGCATATCTTCCACGAGTACGACCGCCATATTTGGAGAATCGGTCAAAAAATGCAATGAGAATTGAAAAATATAGGCGCAAAAAGGAGAGCCGGTAAATACCGACTCTCTAATTTTATTCGTTACTTTGTAATTTTCTTATTACCTCGCCCTGATCTCCCGGGCATCCCATGAAACATTCCGGGCAATGTTCGTAAAATGCGCATCTGATGCAGTCATGTGGACTGATTGAGCTGCAATATTGATGTAGTACTGTGAATGCTGATACGGCGAGCTGCGGGGTTACGTCTGGTGGCTTAAATATCATGTTTTTGCTCGTCCTGGTCACTTCCACATTATCATCTTTGAACTTTATAGTATCCCCATTACATTTTATCGTAACTTCGTTCTTTTCTCTGTCAATTTCAAGAGTAGGTTTGTTATCTGCCATCTTCTTCACCCCAATCTAATTTCTGTCCACACTTATTGCAGTAAAAATCCGACTTATAAAGTCCCTCTCTATTACAAACTGGACAATCACCTTTTGTTGTATAATATCTGCCTGAAAAATCGAAAATGGTTTTTATGTTATTTGGTTTCATTGGAATCTGTTTTTGCAACGCTTTAATAGCTTCTTGTCTAACTCCATACGTACAGTTACCGCCATAAGCTGTGTCATCATAACTTAATTCTTTTAATGCTTCTTCTGGTTTCATATTAATCCTCCTAATGATTATTTTCCTTGGAGAAATCGTAGTCAATAAACAGTGTTTTCTTTTTGCCACATTTCTTACATACCAATTGGGTTTCCCCATCTCTACACCAATGCCATTGAACTTCGTAAATGTGTGGTTTGCAGAGACACTTGATTTTACAGCCACTCTTGCGCCATCTGTTGAATTTATTGATTATTGTGCAGAATAATCCGTAAATAATAACAGCAACTACGCACATTCCCAACATCATAAAAATTTCTTTTATCACTTCAATCATTCTTCTTCATCTCCTCAACTTCTTCTCAGCTTCTTCACGGGTGAGAAATACTATTCTTCCAATATCTTCTAAACGGTAGCAACTTTCTCCCATATCTTCTTTGCCTATTGTGTCAAACCTTACAGCACGTTCATTTTTGTAACAGAGAAAATGAATTTCTGAAACAGTCATCGGAATAATCGGTTGCCTGGCTCCGGCATTCACTCTATAAACCGTATCTCCAACCTTACACGGAAATCTCACAAGCAAGCCCTGTTCTTCTAAGTCTTTATAAGACTTCAATTCTTTCTGCATTATTGCTAATTTAGCAAGTTCCAATCCAGTAAACGCACCGTTTTCTTTGAGTTCCTTTAATTCTTTTGGAGTGCCAATATCTTTATATGATTTTAGCTCTTCTAGCCATTCCGCATACTATTCTTCCTGATTCGCATATAGAATGCAAGTATTTTTATATACTTCATTAGCATTTTTATCTAACGTTTCAAGTTTTGTGTTTTCACTATTCCATCTATGACGTTCTGCTAATTTTCCTGAACGATTGATGGCATCTTCAATTGTTAATCTCTCCATCTACTTCACCTCCTTTGTTTTCTCGTCTAGGCAATGTTTCAGTGCATGCATTACTGTATAATCCAGTATGTTTATCTCTTCGGGCTTGTTTTCTTTTCTGTAATTATATTTGAATATTTCGCTTTTCAAGGCTGCTGATATTTTTAATGGTTCCAAAGGATTTTCAATGTCATCAAGATATTGCATCTCCATTTTCTCTTTATAAGTTCTTAACTCTTTCAGTTCTTCCAGTAATTCTGCAATATCTTTCAGCCAGAATAATTCCCCATCTTCAAAACAACAACCATATTCTTTCTGGTAATGTGGACATCCGACTGCTTCTTTTCCACTGATGTAATCTTTTAAATTTTCTCCGGTTCCGCAGACAATGCGTTTATGCTCGTCATCGTCCATATGCATGAAGTTTTCGTGATATGCATAGCAATCACCTTCCGCGTCCTGACTGGCAACACATTTAAGTGCCTTTATCATATCGTCAAGCATTATCTTTTCCATCATTTCACCTCTTTTAACTTCTCAATCGCCAGCTTCAAAGACTCGATAAACTCTCTCACTGTCACTTCTTTTGTTCCGAGGAGTTCTGATGCCTCGTAGAAAATATCGCACTCTGCTCCGATACGTGCGCTGTGCACCACATCTTTGTTATTATAAAATTTTAAAATGTCTGGAAAGTGTTGTTTTGGCAATGGTTTGCAATAACCTTCTAAATACCAATGGAATCCCTGCTTCTCAGCCTCTTTGAGAATCATTTCGTTTTCTTCTTTTGTTCTAACCAGAATACATGTATCTCTTAAATCAATCATCTGCGTTTCCTCCTGTAATCTCATCAATGCAAGTATTCCAACCTGCAGCAAATAAGTTTTTCTGCACTTCGTAATTGCTCACGGGTGCAGTTGTGCTTTTCTTTTCCGGCAGTGGCTTCAATGGACACCAGTCAGGTACAATATTCAAATCTATAATATCTCTGGCATTTACCTTGCAGAACGGGTAAAATGTTATACAACCAAATCACATGAATCACATTTTTCTGGTGTATCAATCACTAATACTGATTTACTCATTCAACTCCACCGCCTTTTACAATTTCAATAGCTTTACTAATAAGGCATACCGTGCAGTCCGATGCTCTACACTCTTCTTCAAAACAATCTTTGGTCACTGGTGATGTCATTATTTTTTCAACTTCTTCTAATTGTTCAACAACCTTATCTACATCAAAAACTGTCGGCTGTTCGTCAATAACTGCACCTATTGCAAAATCCATATCCGAATTTCCAAGAGAGTCAATTATTTTGTCTGCATCAATTAAACGCATTTATTCATCCTCCCACACTCCCAACAACCGCATCCTCTCATACAGTACAGCGACGGTCTTGCGTCTGTATCCGTAGAAGTCTTTCGGATTCATCGGGATATATCTTTCTCTGCTGATTTTCCTGTAGCTTTTCCGGTGTAGGATATTCTCAATAACCATATCCGCTATCACCGTATTCTTCGGGCAAGCTGACAAGGCAGCACTGGAAAGCAGGTATCCGTACTCTGCCGGGAAGTCTTTCAGCATCGTATTCAGTTTTTCAATGTCCTCTGCCGGAATACCGTAGTCTTTCAGCTTTTTGTTCCTTGTCAGCATACCGTTCTCCTTTCTAATCGTCTGGGTGGTGCTTATCGTACACGATCGCTGCGCATACAAGACCAGTTACTCCGACTATGATTCCAAGTGTAAGTCCTAATAAGAATGTAATCATGGCTCATCCTCCTTGACATAATATTCGCATTCCTCTGCGTATTCATAGCTGTCCATCATGTCACACCGGTTATCGCAACCGTCTTGTTCCTCGCAGCAAATGCAACACTCTATTTCGCCGTACGGGCAGTTTAATTTACAATATCCCATTTAGTTCTCCTTATATGGTTCTGGAAGCGGTCTCCATGCCGTGACGCCTTCGCAGTTTAAATGCCATGAACCGTATATACAATACCCAGCGCGAACGAATGTCGTTCCGCTGCGGGTTTTACATGATACAAGAACCGTCGTATCATCTTCCGGCAATCTCTCACTGACCGGAATCCATCCGTTTTCTTTCTCATCCTGTTCCAGATCAGCAAGAAGTAATTCTACAATTTTTGAGATATTATTTTTCGATAAATAAGCTCCGTCCCCTGTGCTTTCCACCTCATTCTTCAATTGAATTAATCTGTCTTTGATATGGCTCATGCTTCCACCTCTACAAAATACTTTCCTAACGTTTCTTTCGATATTTCAATCCATCTGTTAACATTTACTCCGTAAAGATGAATTTCTCCATCAATAATATTTTCATTTCCAACTTCGTAAACTTCGCCTACCTCAATTTCCATGTATCCGTCAGTGTAAAATCCATCATCATCGCATTTATCTACCGTGAATGCTTTCGCACATTTATACTTCATACTTCCACCTCACTATCCGCTGGCATCTGAAACAGGATTGATTTTCTTATCTCATTTCCATAGCCTTTTAATACAGCAATTCCATGCGCCACACTTTCTTTTGTATCATAGCTTCCTGTGTATGCTGATCCTGCCAGTCCATTGCCAACAATTTCACCAGATTTGTATTCCATGTATGCTTCCCGAATCATATCCAGTACTTTCATGGCTTTTGCTTCTGAGGAGTATTTACCAAGTTTATATCTGTTTTCGTTCTCTAGGCTTAAAATAACAAAACCCTTGTCATTTTTCGCAATATAAACTACAGTCGAATTGCTAAAGTTTAATAAAATTGTTTTATCCTGACTTCTGATTAACATTTTGTATCCTCCTTACCTGAATACATCTTTAATTGTTTCATCTTTTTAATAAACAATTTCATTTCATACCCCGTAAGACCAACACAAGTATTTCCGATTCCTTTGCTATCTCCTAAATCTGGATCATAAGACTGTAAGATGTGCCTTCCGGATTTTTTATGTAAAATAGATACGATCTGTGTATATCCATATTTCTTATCTTTTCTCTCATATTCACATCCGTATTTATCTTCTTCAACTTTTGTAAATCCAATTTCCGCTAATTTTTCATCTACTGTTTTAAATAATTTCATTTTGCGTCCTCCTTATCTTTCTCACAGAATCCTCTGTGTTCATGCACTAAATACTCGATTCCACGAATCCATTTCATGTATGTGAGTTTTTCTCCTGTCAATTCGCATTTGTGTTTTCTTGTGTTCAGATGTTCGCAGGTTCCGTCACAGTAGCTCATTTATTGTCCTCCTGTTCTTCTTCCGTTTCACAATGTATTACAACGTCATAGGTATCATCATATGTGCTAAATGCACCGTCTTCATTCTGCACAAATGTCATTCCATCACTCATGCTTCCGCCCTCCTATTCCACTGTTCTGCAGCTTCTTCCTCTGTTTTTCTCCAACGTTCCACCATTCCGTCACTGAATTTGATCTCGCTCATTATTTACCCTCCTTTTTCAACATCGGAAACAACCATCCGGTCTTTTCATTCGATGCAATCCAATCGAATTTTAGCTCTGATAATTGATACTCTTTATTGCATCTTTCACAGGTGAATCCTTTCACTTTACTGTATTGCCCTATAATTCCACCGCATCCACATCTACAGTGCTTATAATCCATTTCCATCCTCACTTTCCCAATGTAAGCAACTACATGGTTAATCAACAAAACTCCATCTGTCCATCATCAATAAACTTCTTTTTCTTCCGGCTTAATGTATTGCCCTGCTGTTTCAATCTATCTACACGGGCTTTCTGGTTAAAGTTCGCCATATAATCATCGTCAACTTCTGGCGGTACTTTTAGAAAGTATTCTTCTGGAAGTGGAAGATTATGTTCCTCGCAACAATTTGCAATCTCATTTCTGTATGAAAGAATATGGTTTCTGGTTAGATTCATATTGCATCCATCTGTCCAGAACGGATCATTACAGCCATTTTCGTTGATGTGTTCCCAGATAGCACGCTCATGTAATAGGCCTTCTCTTAACAACTCTAATTCCTGTTCCGGTGTTTTCTGCTTCATTCTCGTTCTCCTTTCGCCCATGTAAGCAACTGGCACGCTATTGTGCAGTTGGTACATGATTTTATACTCCCATCTTCTTAACCAGATTCTTATTCATCTCATCGAATCTTACATCTGTGTTCTCTTCGATGTCCTGCATCATGCTCAGAACGCTCATTTTGCCATCATTTGCCATTTCAACGTACTCATTGGCAGTTCTTATCACATCAAGCAATCGTTTCGTGGAAAAGCCATATAAGCGTCTCAGAGCCATCATTGTTGTGACGGTGTTGATCGTGTTGCTCCAATCCTCGCCAACAGCAAAACCGTCTTCATAGGCCTTCTGCTCCATGTCTTTAAGCCGGCTCTGGCAGTTCTGCATGGCTCGCCCAAACGCCTGAGCCGCCTGGTTAGGAGTCTGAACAGGAAATCTGGTCTTTTTCTTGACTTTCAACTTACTACTCATTTTTCTTTCACCTTTCTGAACTTGTATCCTGTCACCCGGTACGCTCGTGGTGTGCCGGGGTTGTCCGTCTCAAGTAAGCCACTTTCCAGCAATTCACTGAAATGATTCTGTACGGTATGGTTAGATATACTCAGCCCTGCTGCAATATCTGGAATACTTGGCGGATAATCATGCTCTTTCAGGTATCTTATGATGTACAGATAGATGTCTTTTCTTGTCTGGATACCCTCGTAATACTTTCTTGCTGTGTTATGCGGCATTTCTCTCGCGCTCCTTTCTGTGAGTATCATCAGCCCATTTGACAAAAGCCATTGTTAGATAGTCAACCAGACTGTCTGAATACACTTCGCGAAGCTCATTTGCTTTTTCTGTCAATGCGTGCCAGTATTCATCATCGTCTTCGATTCCATAAAATTCTTTTATTGTATTCCAAAACTCTGGCATGAACTTATGCATGATCGGAATATCTTTAGCTTCTACTTTCATTATTCACCTTCTTTATGAGTAACCGATAGTAACCGAAACGTAACCGTTCAAAAATCCGCAAACCATTGATTTTACTGCATGGTAACCGAGTAACCGAGTAACCCTGACTTTCTCATATAGGTAAACTTTTATACTCAATATGTGTATATAAATACTCAAATATATATATGCAAAATCAAAGGTTACCTAGGTTACCCGGTTACCTTTTGGGCGAATTGTTTGTCAATCAAACACAATATCGTCCGTAATCTCAAAATCATCATTGCAATTCACGAATCCTTTTGGAATTTCATCTACAATTTTTAAGAACACACATTTGGTGACAATTCCGTCCAGCTTCTTCGCTTTGGTCGGATAACCTCTGCTGTCGGTTTCCACAAGTCCCTTCTTAACAGCCCATGACAAGAATGCCTTTCTGGAAAACTTTCCGATTTTGCACAGATCATCAAACGCTGCGCTATAGATTATTGCAGTCGATGTTTTCTCTACCGGATCATTGTCGATAATTCCCCACCTTTCTGTTTTTATATCTGGGTTATCATCGAATTTAATTCCGTTCATGGCAATCTTATCAAGCACGAACCAGTAAGCGCGTTCGTTTTCAGATACCATTTCTTTCTCTGTCAGAAGATTCTTAGCCGTCTCAATGTCAATGTACTGGCCATCATGGAACAGCTGATCTGTTGCGATTTTATCTGCTGCCAGGATAATGCTCATTGATATACTTTGCTTCTGCATCTTGTCATCGTCCTGTATAAGGCTCTGAAAATGCTTCTGCATGGCTTTTATATCGTCAATGGACATTTCCTTAACTACATTTACAAAATCGATTCCAGCGTGCCCGTAGTTCTTTTTAAGGGTATCTGCCGTAAGCTGCGGATCGTCAAATATATTTTCAGAGCACTCAACCTCAATAATTCGGTTAATAGCTCCACCTTGGCTGACATATCCTGCAAGCGGACGTTCACCATTGGTCAGAATGCAGTTCTGCCAGCGATTTTCCCGGTTAACACCCAGCTCCTTGTTGGAACGGCTCTTTCCTTTTCCAGAACACAGGTCATACACAATTCCCTCGAAATTATCTCGGATTTTAGCCGACACCTTTGAAGTATCGTCCAGAATCAGCGGTAAGTTGTTGAGCATATCGGATTTTGCTTCCAGTGCCACATCTGTTGTCTTGAAGTCTCCTATATATCGTGATTCGCCTGGATTCGCCCAGACGGAAGCCCCCAACATAAGTGTTACAGTCTTGCCACCCTCGGTTTCACCCCATAAGTCCACAAAGAACGGAAGGGCACCGACAAGTTTAATTAGAATGCTTGCAAAACTTGCAGCCAACATGATTTTTGGTTCGATTCTTCCAGTAGCACGAACCTTTTTTACATGTTCATACCACTCTACTCTGCTGCCACTTACACTGATACTTTCATACAGTTGTCGGAACCTCATATCTCCATCGAATACAATGTCTTTGTCATAGGGAAGAAAATAATCCCTGATCCACCCGATTTTGCTGGAGGAATACTGAATGTTGATATAATCATCATTGGCATTTTCTACGTCTGACAGATACCGGACAAGGAACTTCGCATTCTCAGAAGTAACTGAAATACCAAGCGCAGATAAACCAACAATTTTGCTCGCTGACGCAACCATGGTTTTTGGAACAATAACCTCTGACCACTTATTATTCCTCTTATAGATTAACTTTATCTGTTCTTCTCCGGTCTCCAGATTCTTCATTCGTTCGATTGGAAGAATAGGGTGATAACAAGCTATGATATCCGGCGATCCTGGATTAGTATTCGATATTCTGATTCCATCATCGTCCGCCACCCAGTTAAGACACTTCATTCTGTCATATTCACAATCAGAGAAATTAGTCCACTGGTCCAGCATAGACAACGTCCTATTACTTTTCTCTTTCTCGATCATCTGCTTCTGTACTTTTGTGTAAACTTTAAGCAAATCTTCGAATTTTTTCTTTACACCAAGCTCCTTTGCTCTATCCAGAAGAGTCAGCGTAAGACGTGCCTTGTATATCTCGTCTTCCTGTCTGAATATCTCGTCAAACACTTCTTCATCCAGAATAGAGTCCTTCGTGAGCTTGCTTATCATTTCCACTTTTAATCACCTTCTTCCAGTCCTGTTATGAATCCATGGTGATATAGCGCAAGTTGCAACTTGTTCCATGCTTCACACCATCCGTCAGATAATGGTTTCACTCTGTCAAGGATAGCCCGGTAGAAATCTATATCAGACAAGCATTCTTGCAGCTCGGACTTTTTCTTCTGTTCTTCCTTCTGTCGCATTTCCATCTGTTTTTGATGGTGATATATTGCTATTCTGGAAGAGAAATTTGGCTTTTGGTAAGTTCCTCCAAGTATGGTAAAAGCTGCCTTAAAATCGCAATTATCCATGCTCTGAACGAATGTAAATATGTCACCTGTTGCGCCACATCCGAAACAATAGTAGCTGTCTTTGTAAATTTTCATTGAAGCAGTACGGTCACCGGAATGAAAGGGGCACTGTATAAAGCCGGCTCTGTTTGGAACCATGCCATATCTATTCAGGACATCTCTCATACTGTTCTGCTGCTTAATTTCTTCTTTCGTCATGTCAGCAACTCCACGATTCGCCGTCCAGTCTCTTCTTTTGTACAGAATTCAAATCGAACACCGTATTTATCTCTGATCGTGCATAGAGATTTATATAACTGGCAGCCATCAACAGCCTTATCAGAAATTACAGTCTTTACTCTCTTACCGTTTACCGTCTTCCAGATGACTTTGTGTTTTCTTGGATTCTCCCAAAAATACACATCACCAATTGATTTGATATCTTCGCCATGTTCACACAGGATAATAAGCTGAATACCTGTGTCAAGCGCTCTGATAAGCTCTGCCTTGAATCTTTCATGTTGTTGGCATACATTTCCACATAGCTCTTGTAAATCCTTTTTGCGGTCAATACAGAGCTTTGCATTGTCCAGCGATTGATAATCACCGCAATACAGTTTCGAGCGAAAATACTGCACTCCAAGGCTATCAAACTGACTCTGAATCCGTTCCCATTCTGATTTATGTTCCCTTGTGTCCACTTGTATAACCATTAAAAACACATCCTTTTAATTAAATGGAAGTCCTTCATCAATTCCATCTGGAATACTCATAAAGTCCGTATCTGCCGGATTCGCTCCCATGATAGCTTCTTCTTTCAGATGATCGTCATAGGCTTTTGTGGTGCGTTCTTCTGGGATATCTGCATCCTTAATTCCCTCAATACTACGGAACCATGCAAGCTTGTGACGTTTTACTTCTTTGTTGTCGTACCAGTCTTTTTCCAGACGGAAGACGCCACCGATCAGCTTACTTTTGAACTGCTGACCGAAGTTATCGCCCCACTTAACAGCAAATCCCGGATTTGACTTTTCAACGCATGTAATAAACGTTTTGAGGTTACGAACACCATAATTTACACTCTCATCAATAACCATGTAGTTTGTACCGGCATTCGGATATTTCTTGTCTGGACGGATATCATTATCAAACTGCTTCATAAAATAACCTGCCTGCTCGTCTCCATCTGCGAAATCAAACAGAACAACGATCATATTCAGTCCGCCCTGGGACTGACGTTCGGACACCTGCTTAATAACCATTTTGTGACCACCAAGCTTAATTGGTTCAAATTCTCCTGCTGCCTGTGTTGTGTCGTAGCTATTTGGTTTCTGCATTGTCTGCTCCTCCTAATTCATAATAATCTCTGATAACCTTGTCTACTGCTGCCAGATCATTGTCTATGGTCAGTGAATCAAACATACCAATTGGTGATTTGCTGACAGCTCCTTGACTTGCCTGAGTGACAAATAAATGTTTTCCACTTTCTTCAATGCAGCGGAGAACTATTGTAAACATGCCCTCCACGCAAACTTTTTCATCCAAAAGCTTTCCTATTGTCTTTGGCTTTACATCTCCAGAATCATCCTTATCTTCATGCATCATAAGATATACGACTTTGTTTTCTGGAACCTTTGTCACAATGAACTGAATCAGATTCCAGAAATAATCACCAATGTCATTGTAAAGTGAGAATACTGCATTACCTTTTCCAGCAGAAGCATGTCCTCTCATAAAGTGGTTGGTGATAAGATATCCAGCATCATCAATCACAATTGAATCCGCTTTTGATGCAATTAGGCATTTCATAACCTGCTGGTAATCATCTGTAAACCATCCGTCAATTTTTCCCTTGAATGGAAGTGGCTTGTTTAATACTCTGATAAGGTTCCAGTTTTTGTTTTGACAGTTTCTAAGACTAGTACTTTTTCCGGATCCAGATTTTCCAATAATCAATACTGGTGTTGCCATTGTTATTCCTCCTTGTCATAAACTACATGTTTGCTGCCCTCAATAATCAGCAAGCTTGCGATATCTTTCATAGATAAGGTTGATTCGTTATAGATTTCAACCAGTGCGTTGTAAGCGTCTGCTGATACTTTCACAACCGGGTTATCTTTATCAGTTACAGGCTGCTTCTTCCTTGCCGGAATACGGATTTCAAATTCACTCATTCGTTTCCTCCTTATATGCTTTCTGAGCCGCTAAAAGCCCATTCAAAGCCTGTACATAGCTTGCTAGTGTCCTCGCCTTATACTGTTCCTCTATTGGATTATCTGGAACAAGAGCAAGCTGAACATCAATCAGTCTCAAGACTTCCTGCATTCTTTCGTTCATAGACTGGCTCCTTTAGCTGTTTAAAAAAACAATAGATTGCGTCTGACTTATCCCCCATGCCCAGAACCGTCTTGCCGTTCTGAATGGAATCAGCGGCGTGATATTCGAGATGGTCCACAAACATATCTGGATTTTCCCAGTCAATTAGATAACATTCTCTGCTATTCAGCTCTCGCAATAGTGTGTTCACTGCAAGAACCATATCCCACTTCGGGAGGAGCCTTAATTCTTCAAGATTCATTTAACGGACACCTCCTGTTAATAAGCAGTTCCAGAAGACATTTCTTTGCATTTTCATAATTCTGAGATTCAGATTTAAGGTCGTAAAACTGACATAAAGTAAAATGCTTTACGATTTCCTTTGCATCATTAAAAACGCAAATATAAACTACAGACATGTCATCATCCGCCGTATAGTCAAAATTCACATGCGCCGTTGTTTCATTTGAAACTCTCAGACACAACTCAAATAATTCCTTAATTTTCTCCTCGTTCATTTTTTCTCCTTTCATAGATTTCCTATCAGAATCAAGCTCATAACCGCTGCCGCCATGATTCTGTCAAGTGCTCCTGACCACTCCCAACACGGCAGGAACGTCATCAGAATTCCTATAGTGATCGCCATAAGTACTTCCCTTACGCGAACTTTATTCATTTTTCAATTCCTCCCAGAATCCACGCAAGGTTGCTTGCCACCAATGCAGTCGCTGTCACAATCCATGCAGTGAACCATCTCCTTGATTTTTTCTTGCTCTCCTCAACGATTTCGGTTGCAAGTGCTACTTCGATATCAGCCCATGTTGGCTGCTTTTCATTTCTAATCTCACTCATATCTAGCTAATTTCTCCTTATTTTTTCTTATTTGTCTTTACAATTAGCAGATAGAGAACTATAATGTATCTATCCACTAAGGTACTTTAGTGGGTGCAAAGCTCCGGGGTGGAGGTGTCAGCTCCCTCCGGGGCACTCACTTATTAAGAGCTGCTTTGCCTTTCCAGACATGACCAGTCACTTCATAGACTTTCCTAGGGCTTATGATGTATGTGATTCGTCCACCGGAAAGGCTTTTTGCTGGCTTGTTATTCTGCACAGCTATGCCAATCGGCAGCCATCCGTATACAATTCCTGCTCGGATTGCTGTTACAGGAAGTCCGATTAATTGACTTGCATCAGATACGCTCATACTCTCTGATGAGAACTCTGGCATCTGCGGAATACCCGATATGATTCTCGCGACTTCTTCGGCAAACTGGTGAACCTGTGCGCTTTTTTCAATGTATTCTTCTATGTCATTCATTGCTTTTCACCTCAAAATGTTTTTCCATCAAATCAGCAATCATCAGATATTCTTCTACAATTTTTCCAGATCTTGTCTTTTTCACCTGTTCTCGGAATTCTGGAATAGTTCCGAAAAAGCATCCGCATGCAACTCTGACCTTTTTATCTTTGCATCTAAAAAACGTAGTGGTGCGGAATTGAGTACCAAATCCACGAATAGTCGTGTAATCTGCATCACCGGACACCCATGCATTGCCGGACACCATTGCATTGCCGGACACCATTGCATCACCGGACACCCATGCATTGCCGGACTGGTTTACATTTCCTTCTTTTTCTACCCATCCGCCAGTTTCTCCGGCTTTTACATCCCCAAATGAAATGAGCGCTTTGATTCGGAAAAGTTTCTTTCCGAAAATGTTAATTTTGGTTTCTGATGTTAATTCAAATTTCTTCATTTTCTTTATCCTCCTTAATTACTGTGAATGCACAGTTCACAGTTTCTTTCTTATCTGTTTTTTTCTCCAGCTTATTCTCAGAAAAACTTTCCGTCTTACCAAGAATGTATCCTTTGTCAAACTCTGACATATTAGGAATCGCATCTTTCAACTTCTCAACGATTCTTTTTTCTTTTTCAGACATGCGCTCACTCCTTTCTTGTGATATACTCTCCTGTGAAAGGAGAGATGTTATGGAAATTTCTGGTTCACAAATCAAATTGTTAAAACGTCTTTATAAAACTGATATACCGTTGTCTGATTTTTCCAATTCAGAAAAAGGGGAAATAGAATATCTTGGGAAACGCGGGTTCATTAAATACAGTAAAGAAGATACCGATTCTAGAATCGCACCAACCATTGTCTGCATTCAGTCAGCTGGAAAAGCTTTTTATGATTCTTATGTAAGAGACCGCAGACGGTGGTATATTCCTGTTGTTCTATCCATTGTCGCCATCGTAATCAGCTTATTTGCACTGTACAAATCTGGACAGGTAATCAATGTTTACATTGACGAAAACAAAATGAATACGGTCACAGCTGAGAATCCTCCAGCAAATGCAGATAACAAATAGGGGAAATTCGGATATCTGTAAATGATTGGTAATCCGTCACCATACTTGCGCAACGCTCTGTGTGCTTGTCTAGCCATTTTCCCATGTGAATAATGAGGGTCACTGTTTATGGAATCCAGAATTTCCCATTTTGTCATGTTGTCATATTTTGACGGTGTTCTGCGGAACATTTGTTTTCACCTCCTTTGTTCTTTATCCCTCAATGCGATTGCGTAGCCCAAAGTCATCCGTAAGTCATCCTCATTGAGGGATAACAGAGAGGAGATACCATCTTGCAGGAAATCATATTCAGATTCTTCCATGTTTTTTGATTTGCTTTTCTCCTCTGCTACGCCGAGCATGTATCCGAGGTCAAAATCATCAACATATTTAAGTAGCGGAATCAATTTGAGTATGACTTTCTGTTTTTCGCTGATAGTAAGTGACTTTCTAGGCATTGGTTTTACAGATTCTACATTTTTTCGTTCATCTGCTCTTTTCTTTAATTCAGATATGGCAATATCAAAAGGAACATTAAAATATTCTCTTCCTTGCGCCTCTGGAACCCTATCTTCATCAAATAACATGTGCATTTCACGTTCTAATTTAAAAGCGTCTTCTATCTCGTCTGTTGAAAAGATTTGATTTACTTTGTATGGAATCTGCGTTGACCTCTGTTCAACATTTCCAGAGACACCGATTTTTACAAAATCGCCACAATCCATGACATATACTTTACGTTTCAATTACTCACTCCTTTCATTCTGGAATCTTCGGTTCAAGAAACTTGTCAGTCCCAACAGATAATGCCCCACAGATTAATTCGTATTCATCGAAATCTAATCTGCGATTTCCGTTAAGAGAAAGATTAAGTTTCTGAACAGGAATGCCAGTATTAATAGAAACATTGTGGAATGTAAATCTGAATAAATTTCTTCAAAATCAGAATACGGATGATTGTATTAATAGAAACATTGTGGAATGTAAATTATATAACGACACGGATTACGGAACATACAACGTAGTATTAATAGAAACATTGTGGAATGTAAATTTATCCGCTCTGTCCTCGTCTGTCAACAGCATGAAACAGTATTAATAGAAACATTGTGGAATGTAAATTCAGAAAGTATTGTTGATGCTTTCACATTAATACCGGGTATTAATAGAAACATTGTGGAATGTAAATTTGAGAGAAAGATTGAGTTTCTGAACAGGAATGCCAGTATTAATAGAAACATTGTGGAATGTAAATCAAGACAAAAGCAGTTGAGGTCCATCTCTGGACAGAAGTATTAATAGAAACATTGTGGAATGTAAATGCTTCAGACCAATGTTACCGGAAGATTCTATGACTGTATTAATAGAAACATTGTGGAATG